ACCCGCTCATTGCGTGGAACCAGCATGAGGAATTAACTGATACCCAACGTGAGGCCATCGCCGCCCATGCTCGGTCCTTGGTTGGAAAGCCCTACAGTTTCATCACTATTGCCCTTATCGTCCTTAGGATTTTGGGGGCCAAGTTCCTCTCTGACAATAAGTTCATGGTCTGGGCTGCCACCAAAGAGGGGTACATTTGCTCTGAATTGGTGGCCGAGTGCTACTCCTCCGCAGGGATAAAACTCTTCCAAAAGCCTGACTACGAGGTAGTACCCGGAGATTTGTCCAGACGCTTAGAGTTGATGTAATTAACTGCCCTACTCTTTGGTAAAGTAGCAGTATGACTACGACTGCTGCACATTACACAGCCGGCCGCCAAGGCCACCAAGTTCAAGTTATTGCTCTTCACTCTGCTGAAAACCAAGAACTTCCCGGCCAAGCCACCCACCTCGCTCAATGGTTTGCTGGAAATACTGCTCCAGAGGCTTCGGCCAACGCAATGGTGGATAACGCCACGATTGTTACTTCGGTAGATGACACGGATACTGCTTGGGCCGTTGGGGATTTCCCCCTTAACCTTGTCACTTGGAGCGTAGAAATCACAGGCCACGCCTCCAATACTGCGGCTCAATGGGGGGACCCTTACGAAACAGCCACCCTTAAAGAGGCCGCTATTGCGGTTAAGGCTGAGATGGCCAAGCACGGGATTCCTGCCGTTCACCTCACAGATTCCCAGATTGTGGCCATCCACAACGGAAACACAACTATTAAGGGCATCTGTACCCATGCAGACATTAGCCGTGCTTTGAAGATAGTTGGCGGCCACACTGACCCGGGAATTAATTTTCCTTTGGTACACTTTATCCAATCGTTAGCCTAACTACAGGAGAGACCACTATGGCCAAAGTAAACGTTGAAATTAACAAAGCAGTTTTGTATCTAGAACACTACCTTTACGCAACCGCTGGTTCAGCGGCCATTGCCTCCGTTATTGCATGGCAGGCTAAAGTTTCTTATTACTACGTCTTTATGGCGTTTGTTAGTGGTCTAGTCGGCCCACTTCTTGCTCGCGCTAACAGCAAGAGCGTTGTAAATGCCCTCGCTAAGGATACGGGGCTTCCTACCTCTCTTGTTCAGAATGTTGCTAACGTGGCTGTGCAAGATGCAACCAAACTCATTACCCCAGCACCAGAGACAACCCCTCCAACTGCTTAATCCCTAATCCGGAGCAAAGGGCGCCCTACGGGGCGCTTTTTGTTATACTCGTATTACGAGAAAAACGCTCAAGGAGAACTACATGATAATTAAAATAGGAAAGACCTTTAGAGAACCAGACCCTGTTACGGGGATTGTCTATGATGATGCCCGCGCATTTTGGCTTTTCAAGAATCAAGTTAGATACTTAGGACGTAAAGTGCAATGGGTTATCGGGAAGCACCAAATCGCTTTTTGGACGAACCCGTTTAGTGGAAAACCTCCAGTATTTTCTCTCCACCCAGTTTCTTATCCAAACTCAACAGCAAAGACAACGGCAAAAAAATGGCTGTAAAGTGTGATAACTGTTCTAACACAGCGGTCTATACCTCGGCAGACCCGGGGGTTAATCCCGTTAATTACTGCAACAGTTGTCTCCCCCACTGGCTTCGCGCCCGCGCTGATGCGGGGCATTTCCCTTTAGTGGACAACTCTAAGAAGAAGTAATGACTACCGACTACGAGGCTTTTGGACAATACCTGCCCCGAAGTCGTGAAAAAGCACCAGAGTTCAACATGGTTGACCCTTATAGGGTTGCTCGCTTTGATGCTGTACAAGTCCACTCAACACCAGAAAAAATTACTTATGCCTATGGCCCTTTTGCTCCAGAAGTGCTGAAAGAACCCGACGTAATAATTGTCCCTCCGGCCATAAACGAAGATGGCTCAGAGTTCCCGTTAGGGTCTACTGTACAGAACAACTTTAAGCCAGTTTCTTACCTTTTCTGTGGGGAGTGCTACGCAAAGGTTTTAGCCTCAGAAACCGAATCCCATGTTTGTGGTGGGTAATGGCTGGCGATTACTACACAACTCGTAAACAGAAAGAGGCTCAACTCAAGGAGTTAAGGGCCAACGAGGCCAACCGCCTTCTAAACCTGCGCCTTCGTATGCAGGAAAAGTTAGATGGTGGCTGGAATGTCAGAGAAGTAAATGATGCAAACTATGACCCACGACTAGCACCGACTTTAAGTGACACTACTGGCCGCAACCCTCGCGCCAGAGTTATTGCCTACAACTCTACGAATAACACTTTAATTGTTGTCTTTTGGGATAATACATGGTGGCAATACAACGACGTGCCAGTAGACATGTGGATGGGAATTAGTGGCTCTGAATCTACAGGTGGCTACTTACACAGCAGTGGGCTTAACAGTTGGGGTGACATGGGTGAGGCAGACATTGACGCTATACCTGCCCCAGTACGTGCACAAATTGCACAAATCGCCATGAGTGCGACTAGACTACGTGGTACGACGATAGGAGTTTAATGATTGCCGTTGGACCAAATCACTACTCTGGAAAACTTAGGTACTGGCATAGAAAGTTTTTACCAGTCTTTGAGTGGGGTTACACACAGGAAACAGAGATGCCCTTCCGTTTTGGAAAGACTTTTGTTATTAGAATCCCCTTTACTTATCAAGGGTTCTTTATCGGCCATTGGGTATTTGACCCTGAAGTAGACCCAGATGATGACGAGCAGATTGATAAGATTTTGTCTGAGGCTCTGTCTGTCAACACTTTGCTAGGGAAAGACAACCTTGGGTTAAGCAAAGAGCCTTTAGGACGGGGGTTCGCGCCCAATGCGTAAAGAGATAAGTACTGCTCCTATTTCTATTGACGAGTCCATTAAGGCCGTCCGTTTAGCCCAAAAACAAGACCAGATGCACAAAGAGTTAGTTAAACGGGCCTATGAAAGAATGGCGTCTTTTAGTCTTTCACCCGTAGGCCCTTTGCGGGAAGCCGAAGAAATCCAGTACCGACCTCTCTGGTCTCCGGGCTCAATAAAAACAGACTGTAACAACATTAAACGCTCTTTAGAGCGCGGTAGACGATTGGGGTATCGTGTTTAAAAAGAAAGAGACATGGGTTAAACCATTTCCTGAGCGCACCCTGCGCCGTATTGAAACCCTTACTACAGTGCAGTTGCGGGGCCAACTAGATTCCCTGCTCAATGACCTAGGCAGATGCGTGGCTATCTATGAGCGCTCTAAGCAAGATGTCTACCTTGATGAACTTCTCCTTGGCGCCGAAACTTTCCACGCCCTTGTGGACAACTTAAGGCAAAGAACACCTCGCAAGTAATTGTAGACAAATAGACATTCATGCTAGAATTGTCTACGCCTCTCTTCCTCTCCCCGTAGAAGGTTCAATAGCCTAGGTTTAACGACCTAGGCTATTGGTTTTAACTTAGACTAGGTGTGCTATGAACCCCGCATTTATGAGTAGTTCAGAGGACGACGAGCCCTTTATTGATGAGATGCTGGATGATGAGGCCCAGCAAGAAAGTCTGGCCGAAGAGGCCGAATTAGATGAGTTCTCTAAAGAGTTCGTCAAATCCCTTATAGACAAGTGCATTGAGTTTATGACCACGCTTGTTGGCCACCCTCTTCACTCCTACCAAATGCCATTGGCGCGAAGAATCATTGAGTCGGTCATTATTAATGACAGCGCCTCCATTACCGCTCTTGCCGCCCGTCAGTCAGGCAAATCGGAGACTATCGCCAATACCGCGGCCACCCTGATGATTCTTATGCCTAGGCTGGCAGTTATGTACCCAGACCTCCTTGGCCAGTACAAAAACGGAATTATGATTGGCATGTTCGCCCCCGTTGAAGGCCAAGTTGAAACGCTCTACGGCAGAACCGTAAATCGCCTTACCTCTGAGAAAGCGCTTGAACTTCTGGGTGACCCACAGATAGATGACAGCGTAGGCAAGGTTCCGGGGGTTACCCGCCAGATTAGGCTAAAGAACTCTGGCTCTTCGCTATCAATGATGACCGCTAACCCTAAGGCTAAGATTGAGTCTAAGTCCTTCCAACTCATCATTATTGACGAGTGCCAAGAGGCTGACGACTTTGTAGTAACTAAATCCATTGTCCCTATGCTGGGTTACTACGCTGGAACAATGGTAAAGACAGGGACCCCAACTACCCATAAAAACAACTTTTACCAGAGCATCATGATTAACAAGCGTGAACAGACTTCTGGAAAGCATAAACGTCAAAACCACTTTGAGTGGGACTGGCGTGACGTCGTGAAGGTCAATAAGAACTATGAGAAACACATTAGACAGCAGAAGTTAGAAATTGGTGAGGACTCAGATGAGTTCCTTATGTCTTACTGTTGTAAATGGATGCTTGAGCGTGGAATGTTTGTGTCTACTACCACGATGGACAAACTGGGCGATACCTCCATGGAGATTCAGCACTCTTGGCACAGAACCCCAGTAGTTGTAGGAATTGACCCTGCCAGAAAGATTGACTCTACTGTAGTAACGGTTGTCTGGGTGGACTGGGACCGGCCGGATGAGTTTGGCTACTACGACCACCGTATCCTGAATTGGCTAGAGATTCAGGGGGATGACTGGGAAGACCAGTACTTCCAGATAACTAAGTTTCTTGAAAACTACAACGTCATGTATGTTGGAGTAGATGCCAACGGTGTAGGGGACGCCGTAGCCCAAAGACTTAAACTTCTTCTTCCCCGCGCTGAGGTTATCTCTGTGGGAAGTAGCCAGCAAGAACAATCCAAGCGTTGGAAGCACCTTCGTCAGTTGATTGATAGAGAGTTAGTAAGTTGGCCAGCCCACGCTAAGACACGCCGCCTTGTTAAGTACCGCCGTTTTGTAGAGCAAATGGAAAGCCTAGAGACCAAGATTCAGGGCCCAAACTTTCTAGCCCACGCCCCAGATGCCGCACACGCCCATGACGATTACGCCGACTCTTTGGCTATTGCTTGCTCATTAACCCTTGAACATACCCTTCCTTTGGTAGAGGTAAGCAGTAATCCCTTCTGGCGATAATCCTGCGTTTAGGCTGTTTTATTAGCGGTTACAGGGCACACTTTTAACTGAGGCCCTCAACCCTTATAAGGAGTAAGAAACAATGGCTATTGCCCCAGACCCAAAGTTCCCCGAGGTTGCAGATAAGGTGTATGACCGTAAGGTCTCTCCCGCAACTCCCGGCCAGCGTGGCCCACTTCGCTTTGAAGAGGGTGTCGCAACAGATACCGATGTTCCAAATGAATTTACTAAGGGCGCTATGTCCGGCTACATTCCCGGCTCTCGTCCTAACCACAACAAGAATGTCTTTGAGAAACTTCCAGAAGAGACAATGCGTGAGCGTGCTCACGTAGGTTCTGCCGCTTGGACAGAGGCTCCTGACCACATCTCAAACTTTGCTAAGGGCGCTTTCGCTGACTTTGGCGATAACCGCATTGAAGAAGAGTTCCGCAGTGGTGGCCCACAGAAGGCCGGAAATCCAGCAGTCGTTCACGACTAACAGAAAATAAAGTTTCCCACCTCTTAGCGACCCCGACATCGCAGTAGGGGTGGGAACTAACTTTAAGGACTTTTCATGGCACTGATTCAAGGTAAAGAAGTAAAGCAAGGGCCAAAGCAACTTCCGGCCAACCCAAAACTTTGGAACACCATTACCGCCCAAGCGGGTGCCAAGTTTTCTAAAAACTCCCCTGCTAAGGCTCACTGGATTCATTCACGTTACCTACAACTCGGCGGTAAATTTGTAGAGTCCGCTAAAGACGTTGACCCACGTATGCGTGATTACGAGCATGAAAAGCAAGAGAAGGAAGAAGCCGCCAAAAAGAAAAAGGTTACTAAGCCTGTTGGTAGAAACCTTATTAAGGGCGAGCACTTTCGCTAATTGTCTATTTATAGATTTATAGACATTCATGCTAGAATTGTCCAATGACCAGAAAGGAAGTTAAAGAATGGTAAAGACGCTTAATAAGCGTACTGCCCCAACTTTGCTGCCTATAGGTATAACTTTTGGACGGTTAACTGCAACAGATGAGTACCACATGCGTAAACGACCCGACGGAAGAAACCGTTGCTATCAAAAGTTTTTGTGTTTATGTGGGGCAACTACTTTTTTAGTTCCATACTCTGTAAAAAATGGTAACACTTCGTCTTGCGGGTGCCTGCACACTGAGCAAGTACAAAAAATAATGACTACACATGGTCTTTCTAAAACGTCTGCATACAGGGTGCGCTTAAATAAAGCAAGACGCGCTCAAAAAAGAGCCACCTCTTACACAGGTGTTGTAGAAAAAGTATCTTCCGCTGTTTTTGACCAAATTTTACAAAAGAACAATAACACTTGTTGGATTTGTCAAGTAAATCTTGAAATCGTCCAATGGGACCACGTGATTCCATTATCAAAAGGTGGTTTACATAATCGTAACAACCTTAAGCCCTCATGCAAAGAGTGCAATAGTAGAAAAGGCTCTATTAACCCTTTTACAAATGAAATAAAAGATAAAATTGCTAACGATGTGCGAGCATTACGTGCATCCCGGGCTTCGGCCCCTCACGGACAGAGGGGAGGTGCTACAGCGCAATGTCAGGAATAGATTTTTCACCCCCATCGTACAGAGCCGCATCAAGCGACTTAACTATTTCAATTAGCCCACTAGGTCTTGTTGAACTTGCAGATGAAGAATTTGAAGTCCACGGTCCGCGCTTAAATCGCTACAGTCTCAACTGGGCGATGTATTAGGTACCTAGGTCATCATTGGAGTTATCGCCGTCAGACAGGCGAGACACAGTTGGTCCTTAACTATTACCGCGCTTTTACTGACTTTATTATCAACTTTACTTTTGGCAAGGGGGTTTCCTTTCGTTCCCCAAAAGAAACGGAAGCCATCGTTCCGGACTTGTTAGAGCGTGTCTGGGAAGTAGACAACAATAAAGCCACTGTCCTTTGGGAGATTGGGCAGCAAGGAACAGTCTCTGGTGACTGCTTTATTAAAGTTGCTTATGAAGAGGCGTGGAGAGACCCAGCAGGTAGAAACCATCCCGGCCGCGTTCGTATCCTGCCTCTTAACTCCTCTTTTGCATTTCCCGAGTTTCACCCCCATGACCGCGAACGTCTTGTGCGCTTTAAGTTGAAGTACCGTTTCTGGGGCACATCTTTAGAAGGTACTCGTCAAGTATTTACCTACACAGAGATTCTTACGGATGATGTCATTGAGGAGTACATCAACGATGAACTTATTGACTCGCGCCCTAATCCGCTTGGCACTATTCCTGTTATTCACATTCCGAATGTTCGTATCAGTGGTAGCCCTTGGGGTCTTTCTGACTGTAACGACCTTATTAACATTAATCGCGCTTACAATGAAGTTGCTACTGACATTGCCGACATTGTTAATTATCACGCTGCACCGGTCACAGTTATTACTGGAGCAAAGGCTTCTCAACTTGAAAAGGGAGCCAACAAAGTCTGGAGCCTACCAAAAGATGCTGTCATCCAAAATCTTGAGGGTGGAGCCGAAGGACTAAAAGGCGCCATGGAACTTTTGGCCATGCTTAAAAAGGCCATGCACGAAATGATTGGTGTTCCAGAAACCGCTCTTGGCCAAGCCACTCCTATTTCTAACACCTCAGGCGTCGCACTTTCTATTCAGTTCCAGCCTTTGATGAACCGTTACCACCAGAAAATTATTCAGTATGCACATGGCCTAGAGCGCGTCAATGAACTTATCCTATTAAGCCTTGCTCTTAAAGAACCAGAGACTTTTATCTGGGACGAATCAACTAGCACAGTTCCTTTGCGCCCCGGCCAAGTGGCTCAACTAGATGTTAATGACCCCATTACTTTCCGTTCTAACGTCGTATTTCCACAGCCACTTCCTCTTGACAAACTCATTGCTCTCAATGAAATCCAAACCAAGTTGTCCCTTGGCTTTGAGTCTAAAGAAGGTGCTCTGCGTGCCCTTGGTGAAGCCTTCCCTGCTGAGAAACTCACAGAGATTCGTCAAGAACTCCAAGATGACGCTATGGCTGACGGTGCTCTTAAACTCATTCAAACCCAGATTGAGCAAGACATTCTGGCTCTTACTGGCTCACTGCCAACTAGTGCAGGTCCGGGTGGAGCACCCGCGGGGGGCGGAGGCGCCGGCGGTGCAGATGAAATGGTGCCACCACCAACAAAACCAGAATTGCTAGATGATGCAACTATCGCGGCCCAAATCGGCAACGAAGCAGTCCGCTCTCGTCTAGTAACGGACGCCTATGGAACAAAGATTCCACAACGAAGAGTTCCAGAGGACTACGAAAAATAAAAGACTTTACCCTGACAATTTGACCATCTGTTGTCAGAATAAAGACTGTACTAACAAAGTTAGGTCACACGGGCTACTACATCGTAAAACGACCCCTAGGATAAAAAGGATACCCAATGACAGAAGCAGGAAACTCACAAGCAGGCGACCCAACAGGGTTGCAAACTGGTCTTAATGAAGCGTTAGGCGCTGGAGCGCTTACTGCTAACTCGGGCTACGTCAACACTCTTCCAGTACAAACTCCGGGAACGAAGTTCTACACGGAAGATGACTTGAACCGAGTCCGGTCACAGGAAAAAGATAAACTCTACACTTCGATTGAAGAACTCAAGACGAAGGTTAGCGCTTATGAAAAAGAAAGAGAAGAGCAACTAGCACGTCAGCAGGCCAAAGAAGCAGAAGAAAATGCTGCTAGAGAGGCCGCTGAAAAGGCAAGACTATTGGAAGAGTCCACTGCAAAGGATTATGCCAAGGAGACAGCCGAAGAGTTGCGTCAGCAGTTGGCACGCGAGCGTCAAGAACGCGAAGCGGCCTTCGCCCTTCTAGACCAAGAACGTAAGTTTACTGAACTGCAAACATACCGCCAACAACTTATTGAGCAGAACCGTGACAGCATTATTCCTCAGTTAATTAACTCCATCCAAGGCAATACTCCGGAAGAGTTAAACCAAAGCGTCGCATACTGGACAGAGCAATCCAACAGTATTTTGGGAGATGTGCAGGCAACTGCACAGGCACAGCGACAAGCAATGCCGGGAACAAGAGCGACCAATCCCGGGTTTGGACCGTTGGAAACTAATTTGGAATCACGTCAGTTCACTGCCGCAGAAATTGCGGCAATGCCGATGAATGAATACGCAAAAATCCGCCCGCAGATACTGAGCCAAAGAGCGCAAGGTAAAACCAGCGGCATACTGGGATAAAACTTAACTAACTAAACCTACTAACAAGGAGTCAAAGCCAAATGGCATCAGGAATTACTGGTACAGGAAACCTAGCCGCTGCACCTACAGCGTACTCAGGTACTAATACCCAGTTGACTCAAGCGATTCAGACAATCTGGTCCAAGGAAATCTTGTTCCAAGCAATGCCTATCCTTCGCTTTGAGCAATTTGCGGTAAAGAAGACTGAACTCGGCGTAGCCCCCGGTCTTCAAATTAACTTTATGCGTTACAACAACCTCGGATTCGCTTCACCTCTCGTTGAAGGTGTCCGTATGCAGACAAACGCACTCACAGCACAGCAATTTTCTATCACAGTAACAGAGCATGGCTATGCTCTTGCTGTATCAGAACTCTTGCTCAACGCCTCTTTCGATGACGTTATGGCTTCGGCTTCTCGTCTTCTTGGCCGTAACATGGCTATCTATCTTGACCAACTTTCACGCGATACTCTCTATGCTGCTTCTTCTACCCTTTATGGTGAAGACCGCTCATCTGTATCGTCTGCTGTTAACAACTGGTATGGCTATGGAACCTTTGCGGCCAACCGTGCTGGAATGACCGGTGCCGCTTATTTGACACCTCACGTCATTAAGGACACTGTTGAGACCCTTGCTACCAAGAACATCCCAAGGTTGGGCGAAACCTACGTGTGCTTCGTGCACCCTCACCAGAGCCGTACTCTGCGTGATAACCCTGAGTTCATCGAAGTAACGAAGTACGCCGCTCCCGGCAACTTCATGCTCGGTGAAATCGGACGTCTGTATGACGTTGTGTTCATTGAGACCACTCAGGTTCTCAAAGTCACTGGTGGAGCCGGAACCAACTACACAACAGATACCGCTGTTGCTAACCCAGTAGTTGTTCCCGGTGGAGGTTACACAACTCCTGCAACCCTAACAGGTAATGGTCTTTCTGACCGCTATGCCGCAATTATGATTGGTGACAACGCCTTTGGTCACGCTATCTCACTTCCAGTTGAACTCCGCGATGGCGGTATTCTCGACTTCGGCCGTGAGCACGCATTGGCTTGGTACTCAATCTTCGGTCTTGGCCTTATTACTGACCAAAGCGTAGTAATAATCGAGACCAATTAGCCTAAACAGTGGTAAGATTCTCCTAGCAGGTAAATAGCCTGCTAGGAGGTCTTACACAATGGCAGTAGTTCATAAAAAAGAACAATGCCCGCAAGGGCACAAGTACACAGAAGAAAACTCATACATAGATAAAAACGGCTATAGACACTGTAAAACTTGTCGTACTAAGACGATGAGGCTTCGCAGAGAACATAACGTAAGAGTTGGACGAGGAGTAAATAACTCCTCTAAAACCGAGTGTCCCAAAGGGCACCCCTATGATGAAAAAAATACAATTACATACTTAAAACCTAATGGCAAATCAAGACGATGCTGTAGAGCGTGCGCTAGAGCCAACATGGTAACCCAAAACGTCAAACGTTACGGACTTACTAAAGAAAAGTTTGAAGCACTACTAGATAGCCAAAACTCAAGATGTGCCATTTGCAAAGGAAAATTCTGGGACGAGGTATCCTCGCCTCACATTGACCACGACCACTCTTGCTGTAACGAGCAAATGGCTTCTTGTGGAAAGTGTGTTAGAGGACTCCTTTGTAGAGGGTGTAACCAAATGCTTGGTTGTGCCAAGGACGAGGTTAATACCTTAAGTTCAGCAATTAAGTACTTAAAGTCAGGAGTTCTGACTTTCTAACCGAGACACTAAATAGGAGAATCTAATGGCATCAAAGCCCAACGATGTAACCGGCCGCTTGCGCGACAAGTTAGCCACAGAAGCACTAGAGAAGCAGCAAGAAGCCGCTAACCAAATGTCCATGGCCACGGCCGAGGCAAAGGTAAATCTAGAAACCCAAGTCATTGACGCCACCCAGCCCTCGCGTCAAACAATTATTGTTGATGACCCAATTACCCTTGGTGCAGAGGACGAGTCAACAGTTGAAATTCGTGTAGTACAAGACCTAGATAACATGACCCTAGGTAAGGGCAATAACTACAGTTTTAAAGCAGGTGTTAAGTACAAGGTAACAAAACTTGTTGCACAGCACCTAAAAGAAAAAGGCTACCTCGCAGGAGTGATTTAATCTTCATTCGCGGTAAAGAGCGACGGGCGGCCTAACAGCCGCCCTTTCGTTTGGGCAGATTTTTTTAGAAAATTCCGAGACCATTGAGTCTGTAGCGTGAGGAGTTTTTGGTGGCCCTTTTAGCAAACCTCATTTCAAGAGTTCGCCTTGAGATAGGTGATTCAGAGTCCCAATTTACTTTTACGGCCACAGGTGACGGAAGCACAACAGCCTTTCCTATAGGTAAATACCCTATAGACCCTGCCACTTTATACATAACTGTTAATGGCACTGCCCAACCTACACCGGCTAATTACACTTTAGAGGCCAATCTAGGCATTGTGCACTTTGTTACGGCCCCGGCCGCGGCGGCCAACATTGTCATTACTGGTAACAACTTTCGTTACTTTACAGATGCTGACATAACTACATTCGTAAATGACGCTGTAACACAGCACACATACAACCGCACTGATTCTTATGGCTCGGCAGTTAACATTTATACGTTACCGCCCATAGAAGAGTATCCAATCGCTATCTTGGCTTCTATCGAAGCGCTGTGGGCGCTGGCCACTGACACGGCGTTTGACATTAACATTACCGCCCCTGACGGGGTTGTCATTCCTCGCGCACAACGCTTTCAACAGTTGTCTAACATTATTCAACAGCGTTGGGAACAGTATCGCTTGCTCTGCTCACAACTCAATGTAGGTTTGTGGCGGATAGAGATGGGTACTCTATTGCGTACCTCACGTACTACAAACAAGTATGTGCCAATCTACATTACACAAGAGATTGATGATTCCCGTAGACCGGAGCGCGTCTACATTAAGAACGACCTTACTGGCCGTGAGCCTCAACCTGTCTACAACCAAATCTACGACATTACCCTTTACCAAGGCAACAACTTTGCAGTTGAGTTTGATTTTCCATTTGACCTTACTGGGTATAACGTGGCCGCACAAATCCGTACCTATCCTAACGCGCCATCTCTTTATGCCACTTTTACTTGCGCTATTACCTCTACAAGTTCAACCCTTAGCAAGGTAACTATCTCCTTAACTAACTCCAATACTGAGTACATGCCTGTTCGCGCTTTTTGGGATTTGCTACTTACTTCTCAAACAGACCCTAACTACGCGCAGACGTACATCCGTGGAAACGTATTTACTTTACAGCAGGTAACGATTGTCTAATCCTTGGGACTACGATGATGATGGTGTTGTCCAAGCCATTACAGTCATTCCAAATGTCATTGGCCCTATCATTGTTGCGCCCGGAACCGGTGGCGCTAGGGGCCTTCAAGGTACAAGTGGAATTATTGGCTCCCAAGGTATTCAAGGTAACCAAGGTGTACAAGGACCAAATGCGGCTATAACTTTTTCCTCAACACCTCCAACGGCACCTTTGCTCGGAGACCGTTGGGTAGATTCTGGTTCTGGTGTTGAGTACACATGGGTATTTGATGGTGCTAACTATTGGTGGGTAGAGACAGACGCCTCTGGCTATGTTGGTGCTCAAGGGGTAACAGGTGTACAGGGACCTTTTGGTATACAGGGAGGCCTTGGCCCCCAAGGCATACAAGGAACCACAGGTGTACAAGGTCTATTTGGTATTCAAGGACTACTTGGAACCCAAGGCCCTATTGGCCTTCAAGGAGTTATTGGCACACAAGGCATAACTGGGACCCAAGGAGCCACTGGTACTCAAGGTCTTCTTGGCTTGCAAGGCCAACTTGGCGTGCAAGGTATACAAGGCACTATGGGTACTCAAGGAACTTTTGGTATACAGGGTACAACTGGCGCCGGCATTCAAGGGGCTACAGGTGTTCAAGGATTTTTTGGAGTTCAAGGAACTGCTGGAACTAGCGTAACTATCCTTGGCTCATACGCAACTTTGGCCGCATTACAACTTGCACACCCAACAGGTAACAATGGTGATGGATACATCATTGACCCTTATCTTTATGTTTGGCTTGCTGGTGCGTGGACAAATGTTGGAGTAGTTCAAGGTTCTCAAGGCGTTCAGGGAAATACTGGTTTACAAGGATTAACCGGAGCAGGGACACAAGGAATACAAGGTTTAACAGGGGCTCAAGGCCTAACCGGCACACAGGGTTTAACAGGTATTCAAGGCGTTACTGGTGCTGGTGTACAAGGCACTCAAGGAACTACTGGAACGCAGGGTTTAACAGGTACGCAGGGAAATACTGGTGCCGGTGCCCAAGGTATTCAAGGCACTTTAGGCTTACAGGGTTTACAGGGCACGGCACAATTAGGTATAGCAACCTACGTGCAGGTCTCTGCTCCTACCGTGGCCGGCGGAACGCCATACGTGTGGTGGCAGGAAACTTCTCTAGGTTCCGGAAACTACACACTATGGATTGCGGACGGTACATAAATGCCTTTAGTAAACCAGTTCGGTAACCTAGCACTAGACACGTCTATTGCTACTAACACGGCTGCCACTAACGCGCAAACTCCGCTTTTACAGACTTTACAGCGCATTGCTCAATTACTGAAGCCTCTTGGAGTTGTAACGGGCGGTGGTTCAAACCGCCTTAACGTAGACGTTAACGCGATTACAACACTTCCAACCTTGTCCAACGTCACCACGGTATCTACCGTCACCACAGTATCTACCGTCTCAACAATGACAAACCAAGCACAGTTGGGTGGCGTCAACGCTTTTGCTCAAATCCACGACATAAGCCGTGCTGGGTATAACCAAGCAATAAGAGGAAAGATAAGTTAAATGGCTAATACGTTATCAAACCAACTTGACCTTCCTTTTTGGGAACTTCTTAACCAAGCCCCTGTAGCCTCTTCTGCGCTTTCTGCTGTTTCTACTACTGAGTCTGGTATGGATAGGTACATTTACTATTACAACTCCACAACTCTTTATCGCTATGACACCTACAAAGACACGTGGCAGCAACTTGCCAACAGCCCCGCCGCGGCTTCAACTATCGTTGGAATTACACACACCCAACGCCGTGGAACTCATGGCCGTGTTCTAGCAGTACCGGCCGCAGTAACAGCAACAGTTACAGCGGCAACAGCAAGCGGAACTACTAGCGCCACGTACACTGCTACAAATACATTCTCTGTTGGACAGTACGTTGCTGTAACAGGAACAACCTCTAGCGTGGGTTCTTTTAACCTAGTTGGGTACGTTACGGCCGCAACAGGTTCCCAATTTACGATTGCAACTACTGTTACCGCTGGTTCTACTTATACATCTGGAGGAACTGCTACAGTCACTTCATTGACTATTGGCGGCCTGCGTTTGCAAAACCTTCAAGGTGAAACTTTGAGTTTTGAGTACGGAACTGGGCAAGGCCAATCGTTTACTATTGGAACAGTAACAGACACGATTGCAGACTCTGGAGTTATTACCGGAACAACGACCTCTACTCTTGTTGATTCTACTAAAAAGTGGCGTTATAACCAATGGGCTGGTTACACCGTTGGCATTACGTTTGGCACAGATGCCACTCAATACCGTCGTGTTATCTATAACGATACGACAACTCTTTACATTTCTGATTACAACCTTCAACCCCATGACCCTTGGGGCCAACAGGTATTTACAGCAACAGCGCCTTACGCACTTCCAGTAACAACTGCTGGTTCTCAGACTCATTACACAATCTCTTCCCAGACAGTAACTTTAAGCGCACCTTTCTCTATTACTCCCGATACATCTACATTTTGGACTACTAGAACAGGTGGCCTATACATGGTCACTTCTGCGGCCGCTACTCCATTCTTTAACTTTTATTACTACGACATTGCTAACGACCAATGGGCACAGAAAACAACGCCACAAACCTACCTTTTGGCTGCTCTTGCTGGTGACCAAGTTCTTGAACGTACAGGTAACGTATTGGCATCACCTTTGGTCTCCAAAGTAGGAGCCATCACTACTACAGCAAAAACTCTTACGGATGCTGGCCTTGCCCTAACTAATGACAGGTATGCAAACCACACTATCCAAATTACTGGTGACTCCACAACACCTGCCGCTATTGGACAAAAGCGCCGTATTGTTGCTCACTCTGCAACTACTTTTACAGTAACTCCCGCATGGACAACTACCCCGTCCACTAACGCTACTTACTCTGTCTTGCCTAACCTTGATAAAGTTTGGTTTATTCCGGGCAATAACTCTGGAATGTTTCAGTACGACGCAGTTACAGATAACTGGGCGCCTGCTGAAATTTTTGACCAAGGAGTCGCAACTAACATCTCTGCCACCCTTAACGGCTGGGCCCCTATTGGCGTTACATCTATTACAAGAATTGCATCAGGAGTAGTTTCAGTTAACCCTACTCCCGTAGCCGCAGGCTCAGGCTATGTAATTGGCGACATACTTACTCTATCTACTGGTGGTGCTGGTGCTCAAGTAATTGTTACCAGCGTTACTTCTGCCGGAGCAGTTAACTCAGTAACTCTTATTAACTCTGGAACAACTACCGGCTACACCGTAACAACATCCGCAACAACTGGTGGAACTGGTACTGCTTGCACTATTTCAATTACTGCTATTGGCCCAACTGCAAACGTAGTCACCGCATCTAACCATTTCTTTAAGTCTGGTGACTCTGTAACTATTGCCGGTTGTGCAACAGATACAACCTTTAACGCGGCCTTTACTGTTATTGGGCCTTCTGCTGTTAGCACTTTTAGCATCTCAGCGCCCTCTTCTACCGCAAGCCCAACAGCCACATCTTCTCAAGGAACAACTACGCTTGTAGATGCTTCTAAAAACTGGACTACTAATGAGCATGTCGGTCGTTTGGTAGCAATCTTTGTCTCTGGTATTAACCCAACAACTCAGGTTTCTTGGATTACGGCTAATACGGCAACGACGCTAACCCTTGCTTCTACAATTACCGCGGCCGTTAACGGAACTTCTAAGTATGTTCTTCACGATGCCAAATTGTTTGGTACGGATGACATGCTTAAAACTGCTGGAAAGCAGTACAACGGGTGGGCAACAAGCGGCTCTACAACTACGCTTGTAGATTCAACAAAGTCATGGACTCCCGGACAATGGGTTGGTCATTACTTTAAGATTGAAGCAGGAACTGGTTATGCAGTTTCTTCTACACGTATTGCTATTACAGCCAACGACGCCACATCCCTTACTTTTGCTACCCAATCGTTTACGCCAGACACAACAACTAAGTACGAAATTGCTGACTCATGGGGGCTTGTAACAACTGGCACATCTACTACAGTATTTACTGATACTGCCCACAACTGGCCTGTAAACATTTATGCCGGTAAGCGCCTGCGCTTTACGGCAGGAACCGTTGACGTAGGGTATGAGAACACGATAACCAGCAACACCGTTAACACTATTACTCTTGGTACAGCGGCAGCCTCTACTCCTGTAGCAACAACGTCGGCGTATTGCATTATTGGTGCTCCTGCTCGTGTAACTGGAATTGAAATGCTATGGAACTGGGGCTCTACCGATACTGCCAAGACCGCTAGGTATTTTTATTCTCCGCGTGGTGGCGCTACTAACGGCGCTATTGACATTTACGACATACCTTCTGGTAAGTGGATTCTTGCGCCAATGACCCGTTCTCAATCAGAACTTTGGCAGTTAGGTTCTGCTTACGCCTACGATGGCGCGGACACTATTTACTTAACCCGTACTGCATCCGGTGCTGTTGTTCGTGTTTTTCGTTATGACTTAAATGCACAACAAATAAATGGAGCCGCTACTACTACCATGCTTTCTGCTGGAGCAACTGCTGGAAATAAAATGGCCCTTATTAACACTGCAACAGGAAACAAGTTCTTATACGTCCTTCAAGATACAGGAACGCAGTTCACTAGAGCCTTAGTCTGGTAACTAAATGGCTATACAGTTTCCAACGTCTCCTACCCCCGGCCAGTCGTATACCTATGGTACGCGCACATGGCAATGGACAGGGGTTGCTTGGATTGCCACGACAACTACTTATGGTCCTCAAGGAACAACGGGCACTCAAGGAACACAAGGCACTCTTGGATTACAGGGTGCTCAAGGACCTATTGGCCCACAAGGGGTAACTGGAGTCCAAGGCACAGTTGGTGCTCAAGGTACTACAGGCACTCAAGGACTTCTTGGTCCTCAAGGAACAACGGGCACTCAAGGAACACAAGGCACTCTTGGATTACAGGGTGCTACCGGTACTCAAGGCTTAACTGGAGCCCAAGGACTTACAGGAATCCAAGGCACCTTTGGTAATCAAGGCCTTACTGGGTCACAGGGAACAACAGGAACTCAGGGTGTAACAGGCACACAGGGGTTAACCGGCGCGCAGGGAACGCAAGGGTTGCAGGGGACACTTGGCTCTCAAGGCGTTCAAGGTACCGCCAGCGATAAGTATGCAACTACTTCTACAACGTCATTTGCTCTTACAACTGGTGGCTCGACAACTATCACTATCGGTACCAACCTCAACTACTCTGTTGGCCAAAACATTGTTGTTGCGGCCGACGGCTCTCACATTGTCTACGGAACAGTAACTGCTTACACACCGGGTACTGGTTCTATTACATTTACTAATGACCGAAGTGTTGGAACTGGTACTTTCTCTTCTTGGTCAGTAAACCTAGACGGTGCCGTTGGTATTCAAGGAACCTCTGGCCTTCAAGGAACTAATGGAACGCAAGGCACAACAGGTACCCAAGGTTTAACAGGAACGCAAGGCTTAACTGGAGCCCAAGGTCTTACGGGAACGCAAGGTACGACTGGTGCTCAAGGAGCAACGGGCCCACAAGGCGTCACGGGTATTCAAGGTTTAACTGGTATTCAAGGTACTCAAGGAACAACTGGCCTTCAAGGTTTAACAGGAACGCAAGGAACCACTGGCACGCAAGGAGCAACTGGAGCACAAGGAGCAACTGGAGCACAAGGTACAACTGGTACTACAGGTGCTCAAGGAGCAACTGGAACTCAAGGAGCAACTGGAACTCAGGGAGCAACTGGTAGCCAAGGAGCAACTGGAACTACTGGAACTCAAGGAGCAACTGGCCTTCAAGGTTTAACAGGAACGCAAGGTACTATTGGTACACAAGGTGTTCAAGGGATAGTTGGAAGCGCTACGGCATTTTCATCTATAAATGCTCAAGTAGGAACCTCTTACACCCCTGTACTTGGAGACTCTACTACACTTCAAACTTTTAATAACGCATCTGCAATTTCTGTGACAATTCCCACTAATGCCACTGTTTCGTACACAGTTGGTACTCAACTTAATTTTGCTTGGGTTACTGGTGCTGGACAAGTAACTATAAGTGCTGTGACTCCTGCAACAACTACCATAATATCTACAGCCTCCACTTCCGCCAGCCCCAAACTACGAACTGTTAACTCTGTGGCTACCGCATTAAAACTTGCTACCGATACTTGGTTGATTACTGGGGATATAGTCTAATGCCTATCGCTGGAGTAATCGCCTCATCTAACCAGCAGGCTAGAGCCGCATCGTTCTACCAAATCCAGCAACTATCTCCCTCTGCCGTTTCCACCGTCACCTTCTCTAGTATCCCTTCCACCTACAAATCCTTACAGGTGCGGTTTAACTTGGTGTGCACAAGTGCAGGAGCAAATTTTCAGACTCAATTTAATGGTGATTCCTCATCGGCAAATTATGTATCTCATAGGCTTTATGGGGATGGAGGCTCAACGGTTGCTGGTGGTTTCGCTTCGGGAGTTTTTGGTTATGTGCTCCAATTTGCTAATGGAGCAGTAATTACCTACCCAACCGTAGGAATTATGGATGTTATTGACTATGCCAATACCAACAAAAACAAAACTGTTAAATCGTTAATGGGTGCAAATCAAAATACCTCAACAGGAAATGTTCAACTTAATTCTGGTCTTTGGCTATCAACTGCCGCAATTAACTCTCTAACTTTTGCGGTTTCTGCTGGAACCTTCACAGGCACTATCTCACTTTACGGAGTTAACTAATGGCTACCGCTACCTATACTCCAATCGCCACTCAAACCCTTGGCTCTGCTGCCGCCTCTATCACCTTCTCATCAATCCCCGGCACCTATACGGATTTGAGGTTGGTGCTGACAGGGACAACGGCAAGTGCGGCGGATTTAGCAATTCAATACAACGCCGATACGGGCACCAATTACTCGGGTACATTTTTATCGGGAATCGGGTCCTCCGTTAACTCAACCAATAATGGCCCATCGGCATCAAACATTTTACTTCAAAGTCAAGGTGTGTCTTCAACAACGGTTCCGATATTAGACACGGTGGATATTTTTTCTTATGCAGGTTCAACCAACAAAACTTGTTTAATTACCGCTTCTACCGATACCAACGGCGCGGGGGCAGTCGAATTGGCGATTGGGTTATGGCGATCAACCGCAGCAATTACTTCTATCAAGATTTTTGGTAATGGTGGAGTAAATCTTTCAACTGGCACAATCGCAACGCTTTGGGGGATTTAGGAAAATGGCTAACGCAACAATGACCCTCATCTCATCTCAGACCCTTGGCGGTACAACCGCCAGCGTAACTTTCTCCTCGATTCCCACCTCGTATAACGACTTGAAGTTGGTTGTAAGTGCGAGGGGGGATAACGCGGCGTATCCAGTCGCGGTAAAAATTGCGATTAACGGAGATTCGGCGACCAACTATTCCTATACAAACCTGCTCGGCAATTCGTCAGCGGCTTCATCCACTAGAGCCTCAAGTGCTACCTCTGACTTGATAGTGAACATGGACGGCGCAAGTGCTACGGCTTCAACTTTCGGAGCGTGGGAAATCTACATACCGAACTACAACTCAACGGGCAGCAAGCCGTTCTTTGGAATTGATGTGATTGAAACAAGTGACACGACAGCGGCTCATGCTGAGATTCAAGCAAATGCTCATCTTTACAGAGGCGCAAGTGGAATCACCTCAATCGTCTTAACGCCTAACTCTGGCAACTTTGTTCAGTACAGCAATTTTTATTTA